CGAGGTAGAAAGAAAAGGTCTGTGTTGTGCTCTACAATATATTTACCAACGGCCAACATCATGGAAAAAAGTGAAGCAGATTCAAACTTCACAAATACCTGACGCGGCCTATAGTATTTATATCTGCGCGAGCAACCGGCAGTGAGTATCCCAGAATCTGGGGATTCCCACTCCGGAACGAAGTAAGGCCTGCTACTAAGTAACGATACCAAGAACAGCGGTGTGTCGATAAGGAGAATTCCCACCTTATCTGCCCACTCAAGAACCTGGTTAATCGCTACATAAATAGAGGTGTCCGCGGAAAGGTCTTTAACGTAGAAAGGAGTAACATCCCTTCCTATGAAGTAGTCCCCACCGCAGCTCTCTCTAAACGGGCCATCAGAGTAAGATTTATCGGAATTCACGATAAATCCAGCACCTTGCAATACTCTACAGAAACCCTCGTACTCAGACGACGGTATGATGATATCATCACCAAAAACCGCCGTACGGCTCCAGTCTATAAAAAGCCTGGGGCCGCCCCGAGCACATCGGAATCCGTAGATGAGACTAGCTATTATCAACGTCATTAATGGGAAAGTATAACCATTTCCCATTGTTGAAATCATTGACAACTGCAATGTCTCACCTGTGGGCAATACAGTCTGCGGTGACCTAATCGTCATGAGCAGATCGTACCACTTCCAGGGCATCAAGAGCTTAACCAATTCAGGCGAGATACAATCAGAGGCACTCTTAAGATCGATAGTCGCGAGACTACCGTCTACGGAACCTCTACACGCCAACAGTTTGTTCTTTTCCTGTTGACACGATATATCGAGCCCTATGCTACGGAGTACCTGTTCGAGATAATGGCCAGCAGCAAGCTGTAAGGCCATATTCCCGGACGGCTCAATAGCAATGGTTCTCTCTGTTTCTTCGTTCTTTGGAACCGTTGTCATGCGCGAACCCTCCACTACCAAATAACCATCTTCATGCCTGAGATTGTCATGCAGGCGGAAGTACGGGTTATTTCGACGTAGCATTAACACCAAGGGAACGCAGGGAGTTGTACAACTCATAGGCTGTACGATCTTTTGGGCGGTATGGGTCCCCCGAACGCCATTACTGGCGCCGGGGCCAAACCTCCAATGATCGAATAAATAGCCTTGGTCTAGGGTTTCTTGTATGTTGAGCTCCGAGAGGCGCGCATTGAACCGCTCAAGTGTTACAGTTATGTAATACCTGGCGTTTTCAAGAACGTCTCGAGGAAGTTCAACAACGTGACTCCCAACCACACCATTGATAGCAGCAAAGTCGCTGCAAGCCTTGGCGCGGAGACCTTTCTGAGAAAGTCTAGCACGCTTTCGCATGCGAGACGATTGCCTTTCAATAGCGAAGACTTTCCAGTCCTCTCTAATTTGGGCATCATGCAACTCCTTTGACAAAACGCCGAAGAAGCTATTAAGTCTATCTTCTAGCTTACCCATTGGATAACTCCAAATAGGACTACAGGTTAGATTAAAGGACGCCGGTAAGCACGGTGTCGGCGATACCAGAAGCCTGATTCCAGCCAGTCCCAAAATGGGACGACAGGAGAGCTTTGATATCCTCCGGCTCGTACGTATCGGATCCAGCGGGAACTTCGATAGTCGTCGTAATACGAGCGACCATCGGGTTCTGGTTGGCGGCCGGTGCAACACCTTTACGAGTGATTAACTTGTAGGTGTTCATAGGCACGTTCTTTATCACGCCTGTAACCGGGTTAGCCTGAGGAAGAACCCTCAGTACGGCCGGGCGGAAGAACGTCGTGGTAAACGGCTTTGAAACCGTATTAACATCGACGCCAGTTTGCGTCCCACCAAGAGCACTAATGGCATATTGTTTGCCATTGATGTTCGGTGCGACGTCCGCAACGATCGTATAGGTCGGGCTGGTAAGCCCGGTAACAGCTGCTCCGGTAATAGGTGAAACAGGTGCGAAAGACACAGTAGTGTCTCCTCTTACAATTTGCGTTGTATAAGTACAGACGCGAGGTTAAGGAGTTTGGTAACTCCCATAAATCCCACCTCGTCCATGGACTTGAAACGTAATCCAATGTGAGGAAGGGAACTGCCTGAAGGTGTACGCGAGAACTCAACGCGATAAACATGAGAACTTCCGGAAATCGGAGATCCCATCCAATCTGGCTGAATTTGCCAGTAAAAATTGGTATATGCGTTGAGCTCATAACGTTTGGTGTAGCCCGAGTAGTACATCGTCCCAGGTAAGACTTGGAACGTGTCCTCAAGATAACCACCTACCGTTGTGAAGTAATCAACGACCCAGGAGTACGGAACTAGCTCCCAAAAAGCGGGAATCAAGTTCTCACCCCTGAATCCGAGATGCTTCGCTAAGGTATAGTCGTTACCAGAGAGGATATCCGGGCGACCACCACAGTACCAGCGATATGACAATGAATGATGAAACGTGGTCTGACATCTCAACCTGGCACCCCTCGCAAGGGGGCCAATGCCGGCGGAGACATCGGAACCATGTGTCACCCACGTCTTTTTCGCTGAGCCTGATTCTCGGATACCGGAGCCACTTCGAGTGAAGTAATCTCCGATGGCTAGGGCAACGGCCTTAGTATCCTCCACTAAAGGACGGATACCAAAACCGTACGCTAGCCATGCATTAGATGCGTATTTTAAAGCCGAGGCACCTTTGGTCCTCTTGATGTCGATTAGCGTTTCGACTAGTGTTGTTGTCATAGTAGTAGCCTGGCGGACAAGTCCGCGAAGCTCACGAGACTCCAACACCGGTACTAACGCGTCGGCACCTCCAGCCCGCTTCTTAAGCTTACGCTTAAGACGTTGAAGTGCAAGATCCTGAAGACCTGTGTCACTTGAAGGAAAGGTGTTAGGGAAACTCGGGTCGACTCCCATGTGATAGGAGTCTTCCGTCTGTCCTTTATAAACACCTCTAAAACAAGTGGTTGCACAGCTCGACTTGGTCAGATTGGCGAACATTTTCTGAACGCCGTACATCCGACCGGCCTCTTGCATCTTAGCGATCTGGATTCGGTACGAAGGGTTTGTATTTGTCGTACGCACACAGGTCGGGCCATAGGGCTGTTCCGTTTTCTGAAAATAAGGAAACGTCTCAGTCCCGGCAACCGGATCACGTCGCAGACAAACCGCGACATTCGGTGCCTTGACCGTTTCAATGAACGTTGACATAACTAATCTCCGTCCCAAGAGCGGTTGGAAAGCCGCTCTTCAAAGCAGACCCGGTGAACTTCGGAATCTAGCGTCCGGAAGAGCAACAGGATCAAGTCACGAGCGTTTAAATACTCGTTGACATCAACAACCTCAAAGCCTTCGCGAGACCCCGTAAAGGATCTCTTGACTGCAGAAGGGATGTTGTCGGCGATGTCCAAAAGGGCACGCCGTTGGTCAAACAACTGCTTCTCTTCCATGGTTAGATTCTCCTAGAGTTTAGGACAACTTAGAACCATCAGAGACGGGTAGTATCACACAGAGGGCTTTGAAAAGCCATTCCGTGGGAATATCTCCCAATTCGAGGCAACCTTTGAGAGCGTGAAAATTAACGCTATCATCGACAAACTCGATATACGCATCCGCAAGCTTGTAGCAAACAAGCTCGCGGTTTAACAGCGCTCTACAAGCCTCTTTGTTGACAGGGTAGTCGCTACCTAAAGCGGTTTCCCTGACAACTCCGATGGCCTCGATGAGAGCTGATTGTACCGATGACTTCTTAACCGAAGATCTACGTACGCGTGACATTTGATGGACTCCAAGTTGTGAAGGAAGCCG